GAAGAGTTTCGTACATTACCCTTTACAGATGTTGCTTTTCCTCGTGGATGCAACAATATGTCTGAGTTTGAAGATTCATCTTCTATATATAGAAAGGGCACACCGATTCAAGTGAAGGGTTCCCTGATCTACAATCACCTGATCAAGGAGATGGGATTAGAGAATAAGTACGAACTGATTAAGGAGGGAAGTAAGATTAAGTTTGCGTACTTAAAAACACCAAATCATATTCACCAGAGTGTGATCGCGGTGAACGACGTACTTCCGCCTGAGTTTGAATTGGATGATTACATTGACTATGAGACACAATTCATTAAGACGTTCCAAGATCCCATCAGTAAGATCACCGACATCGTTGGTTGGAAGACTGAAGCGGGTAGTGGAACTCTCCTTGATTTTCTCTAGAATAGGATAGAACAATGTTACCATTTTTACTTATATTAACTACACTCTTCTCCACACCAGTGTTTGCTGAGTCTCGATGCGTCATAGCTTCATATTACAGTGAGGGAAAGAGAACTGCTAATGGAGAAAGATATAATCCAAATGGATACACTGCGGCACATAGATCAATGCCGTTCGGAACGCGATTGCACGTTACTAACCCCCGCACAGGAAGATCTGTTACGGTTCGGATCAACGACCGCGGTCCGTTCATTAGAGGACGGTCGTTGGATTTATCGAAGGGTGCCGCCAGAGCGATTGGTCTTACGAGACAAGGCGTTGGAAAAGTTTGTTATACGAGATGAGTAGAAACATAGTAGAATATCCCATCACGATGGATGAAGTCTGGGAGACGATGCAGGATGTTCGTCGTCTCTATCATGAACACAGTAAAGGTGCTGTCGGCGGTCAGCAAGAATACATCTTGACACGCATTCAAGATTTAATTGAAGAGAGATTTAAAGCTGAAGATTTTCGTCTTTGGAAGTAATTTAGCAGGCAGACATGGAGCCGGCGCTGCTAAATATGCCAGACAGCATTGTGGAGCTGTGTATGGACAAGGCATAGGACGACAAGGAAACTCCTACGCCATCCCTACAAAAGATGAGTTCATCCGAACACTTCCTTTGAATATAATCAAAGTCTACGTGGATGAATTTCTTAGTTATGCAAACGAGAATCCCACGGAGCTCTTTGAATTAACGCCGATTGGAACTGGGTTAGCTGGTTATAAACCTTCAGATATAGCACCTATGTTCGAGTCAGCACCTTCAAACGTTGAATTACCAAGGAGCTTTATAGAATGCCTAAAGACGAAGTCTTCGAGACCGACTTTGATTTCGCTTTTTGAGCACGTAAACGATTAGATCTAGCTGTATTTTCAGAACGGCGTTTCCGTTGTTCATCGGTTAAATTTAATTTTTGGCCTCGTCTTGATTCAGATATTTTTCTTTTAGTTTCTTCTGAAACAGGCGCTCTCGTTTTCCATGCTTCAGATAGTTTTCTTTTAGTTTCTTCTGAAACAGGTGGTTTCTTTTTTCCTTTTCGATCATTTCTCCACTTTTCTTTTTGTTCCTCAGTATGTTTTTTACCAAAGAAGCCATTTCCGGAACCTCTACGTCGTTCTTTTTCTTTTTCTTGAAGATTGTAACCGCCTTTATTATACCAACCAATATTACCATTTCTTCGATTCAACCATTTAGAATTTTCTGCTGCTTTAATACGATATAAAAGTTTACTTTCCCAAGCTACCGTTTCCTCAGATGTTTTAAAAACTCGTCTAATTTTAATAACGTCTGGTTCACCAAACTCTTCCCGAAATTTTTCTACTTCAGGTGAAGATGTAAAATATGTAGTCCATAAATTGATCGGATTAGCGATTTTGTGTAATTTTCCGTATTCCGCTCCATAATACCACTTATCGTGTTTAGTCCATCCAATTAAATATGTGTATGGTTGATATTCCATGTTTAATCCTTCTTAATGTATGTCTAACTATTTAGGTTTTGTATGATCTCTGAGAATGAAGAAATTTTTAATTTAGATGACGATTTTTGCTTCGGTTTTAGCACAGTTTCAGAATCCGAACTAAAAGCCTACGAGCATACACTTCAGCAGACAGTCACACAGACAGCTGAGCTACACGCGGAAGCGGAGGAGCGTTTCGATCGTCTCTATAAGATGATCATGCCTCTGTTGATCAACCTCAAAGCTGATCCAGAAAAAGCGTACATCCTCTGGCCCGATCGCGTTAAGAAGATAGATGCATTCATCAAGAAAATTCAAGCGATAAAGGAAACAAAATGATTCACCGTCTTACGTTAGTAATCGCACTCATTCTCTCATGCGTATCCGCGTACTTTAGCATCGTGGGTATGACTGCAATCTTCGCTGCTTCGGCTGCATCCGTTGCTGTTATGGCTGGTGCGCTTGAACTATGTAAAATCGTCGGTGTCTCGTGGTTGTACAGAAACTGGAAGTCCACGTCAGTAGCCATCAAGTCATATCTCTCTGGTGCTATCATCGTTCTGATCCTCATCAATTCACTAGGTGTGTTTGGATACTTGAGCAAAGCACACATCGAACAGGGTGTACACATCTCAAGTACAGTCGGTGTTGAGAGTGAGATCTTAAACTTTAAGATCGATGAGAAGAAGCGCGCTCTGGAAACTGCAACTAAGAACATTCAGAATTTTGATAGCCAAGCCGAGAAGCTTTCATCACAGAGCTTGGATAAAAATGGTAAGCTTAAGAGTAAGGAGTTAGCTGAAGTAAGAAATCAGCAGCAGAAGGCTACAGCTGAGCGCGACTTGATCGCCACTGATTTAACTACACTCTTGAGTAAGAAAGCTCGAGTAGATGCTAATGAAGCTAAGCTTGAAGCCGAAGTTGGTCCTCTCAAATACATCGCTGAGGCTGTATACGGAAGCTCAGGTGCAGAAGCCGTTGATAAAGCCGTTCGATGGGTTATCATGGTCATCGTCATGGTGTTCGATCCGCTCGCCATCTGTTTGCTGATCGCAGCTAATGATGGATTCATTAGAGAGAAGCAACTCATGAACGTCAGGGAAGATGGAATCGTAGAAGTGTCCCATGACGATATCAGGGAAATGTAGAAGGAGAAGTTATATCATGGAAGAGGATGATTTTACGCCTGAGAAATTTGCACATACGTTGAATACACTCGGCACGTGGCAGAGTATGTTAGATCAAATGATGAAACAGGAAATCTATACATCGCCAAACTGTCAATACTATGAACAATTTGCAGACAAACTCATGGATCTACAAGTTTCATTGCTCGCATTGAACACGATCTATTCATATCTATACGAAAAATACAAGGAAACACACCAGAATGGCTAAGAAAGAAAAAGCAGCACAAGTTACACCGGAAAAGAAGCTCTCACTCAAGGAGCGCATCCTCAAGAACTCGACGATCAAGGAGACTGCTCTAGTCTCAGAATCAAAGCTCTTTAAGGAGAAGGACGTTGTCTCGACTCCAGTTCCGATGGTCAACGTAGCTTTGTCTGGAAAAGTCGATGGTGGTATGGGCCCAGGTGTCCTGATGCTAGCGGGTCCTTCTAAACACTTTAAAACGGGTTATGGTCTGCTCATCATCTCGTCGTTTCTGAAGAAGTATCCTGAAGGCACGATCCTCTTCTACGATTCTGAATTTGGTTCACCTGAATCCTACTTTCAATCGTATGGAATCCCGACCGACAACGTCGTTCACTCGCCTGTGACTGACATCGAGATGCTCAAGCACGACATCATGGTCCAGCTCAAGGAATTGTCGAGGGAGGACAACGTCTTGATCTTCATCGATTCAGTTGGTAACCTTGCGTCAGTTAAGGAGATCAACGATACGCTCGAAGGTAAGCAAGTCGCGGACATGACACGAGCTAAGTCGCTTAAGTCTTTGTGGCGAATGGTTACACCTCACTTGACAATCAAGAACATTCCGCTAGTAGCGATCAATCACACGTATAAAACTCAGGAAATGTACTCCAAGGATGTAGTCTCGGGTGGTACTGGAGGCATCTACAACTCAGAGAACATCTGGATCATCGGTCGTCAGCAGGATAAAACCGACAAGGATGGACTTCTGGGTTACCACTTCGTCATCAAAGTTGAGAAGTCTCGTTACGTTCGTGAAGGATCAAAGATTCCGATCACTGTCTCATTTGGTTCTGGTATCGATCAGTGGTCGGGTCTCTGGGAACTCGCTGAAGAGTTTGGTTACATCAAACCGAGTAAGATCCAGGGTAAGATGCAGGGATACGTTACGATCGGCGACGCACTCGATGAACCGATCAAGAAAGACGCGCTGATCACATCGAAGAACTTCTATCAGTCTCTGCTTCAGGATAAAGCGTTCGTCGACTTCATCGAGAAGAAGTATCTTCTGGAGAGCGATAGACCCATGTTCGATGATGGAGACGTCATCGATAGTGAGACTGGTGAAGTTCTAGAGGAGGTTTAAACTGATTTAATAAGTTGCTGCAGGATGTTATAATTGATTTTTACTGACTAAAGAGGAATAATGAATATAGAAAAATTGATCCTGCAGAACTTACTCCACTCAAGTGAATACTGGCGTAAAGTAATACCATTCATCAGAGCTGAATACTTTGTAGACCAATCCGAGCGATTGGTTTTTGAACTAATCAAGGACTACACCGATAAGTATCACAACGTCCCAACACTCGATGCACTGAACATCGAAGTTGAGTCTAATGCTGGAGCAGATGAGGATCTCTATAAGAATTCAGAGACGCTCGTCACAGAACTTACGCCGCCTCAAGATCAGACTGACGTTGATTGGCTTGTAGATCGAACTGAGGAGTTCTGTCAAGATCAGGCTATTCAGAATGGAATCAGAGCTTCTATTAAGATCTTAGACGGTCAAGATAAGATCCATGACAAGGGTCACATCGTTAAGATCATGTCAGATGCTCTGGCAGTTTCATTCGATACGAGCATCGGTCATGACTTCATCGAAGACTGGGGACAGCGTTTTGACTTCTATCATCGAGTAGAAGCAAGGATTCCGTTCGACATTGAGTTCTTCAATACGATTACGAGGGGAGGCATCTATAGAAAGACGCTGACTGTTCTTCTTGGAGGAACTGGTGTCGGCAAATCTCTGGTCATGTGTCATATGGCATCAGCTAATCTCGCAGCTGGTCTCAATGTTCTATATATCACTAATGAGTTATCCGAGGAGATGGTAGCTCAGAGAATCGACGCCAACCTTCTCGACGTTACGATCGATGAACTCGAAACACTTTCCAGGAACACTTACGAAGCGAGAATCGAGAAGCTTAAAGCGAAGACTAAGGGAAAGCTCATCATCAAGGAGTATCCGACGTCTTCAGCTGGAGCCGCTAACTTTAGGCACCTACTCAATGAACTTCGGATCAAGAAGAACTTCAAGCCCGATATCATCTACATCGATTATCTGAACATCTGCATATCTTCTCGGATAAAAATGGGAGGTTCTGTAAACTCCTATACATACGTTAAAGCTATAGCAGAGGAGATTCGAGGTTTAGCAGTGGAGTTTAATGTTCCAATCATCACCGCTACTCAGATGAACAGAGAGGGTTTCACAAACTCAGATCCCGGACTCGAGCACACTTCTGAATCTTTTGGTCTGCCTGCAACCGCTGATCTCATGTTAGCTATGACTACGAACGAGCAGCTCGCGGCTCAGAACCAGCTTCTGATCAAGCAGCTTAAGAATCGATATCGGGATGAAAACATAGATAGGAGATTCTTAATTGGAATCGATAAGCCAAAGATGAGGCTGTTCGATCTTGATCCGCAAGCACAGAGGGACATTGCTTCTGATCCAGCACCCAGACCGGCGAACTTCTCCAAAGTAAAAGGATTCGGTGATATGTCGAGATTCTCGGATATTTCGTGATGTATGAAGATCTTATTTACTTTCGTCACGAATCCGTCGATGGATTAGTAGGGTGGCATTGGATCAAGACTGACAACGGTGCTTGGTCGGGTCCTAAGACTGATTGGGAACAGCACCACTCCAAAAAGTGGTTCACTCATGTGAAGACTTGGGACTATTGTGTTCAAGCGGGAGGAAATCAGGGTATGTACCCTCGTCTTCTCTCACGTAAATTTAAGAGAGTCTTCACATTTGAACCCGATCCCCTGAACTTCCATTGTCTGGTTAAGAATTGTCAGAACGACAACATCGTCAAGCTCAACGCGGCTCTAGGAGACAAGCACGGTCTTCTAGATGTGACTCGTCACTCGATGGTGAATACTGGAATGCATAAAGTTGGAGCTGGAAGTTCCATTCCTACGATGCTGATCGATGACTTGGAACTTCCCTCCTGCGGGCTGATTGCTTTAGATATCGAGGGATACGAACGGTTTGCTCTACATGGAGCAGTAAAGACTATCGAGAAGTGTCGTCCTGTGATCGTAGCTGAGATGCCTGGAACCGAAGTCAAGGAACTGCTCAAAGAACTCGGTTATCGGGAAGACGTGAAGTCAGTTTCTGATCAGATATTCATTCCTATTTGATATCTTCATGAATCATAATATGCCATTTAAGTAGCATGAAGTTGACAAAAACCCACGGAAGACCGTGGGTTTTCTTTTGCCCTAAATAAGAAGTAATACAGCAGTTCCGGCTACGGCGAACACTGCTGGCTATCACTGATCAAGCCTACGGGAAACTCAGAATGAAACGCTACAACGCGATCGAATCAGCCAGAAACTATATTGATAGCCAGCAGCTCCCTATCGAGGAGTCGCGCTCGTCTCAGAAGATTGATTATCTTTTAAGGTTAGGATTAGCTAAGGAGCAGGGAAAGCTCAATCTCTATAAACGAGTCCTGGCTAATCCAGTAGACGGTGTTAATAATCAGATCACGCGAAAATACACCGCTGAGATCTTGAACACTCTTTTAGATGTAGTCTTCGATGACTCAGTGATCTGGAATCGCTTTAAGACTATCCTGACCCGCAATCGATCAAAATCTCTGAAGTCCCTTCGAGAAGACATCTCAGAGGATGGAATGCGCGCTCTGATCAAGAAATCAAACGAACACGAGATTCCACTTGATACCATCTTTGAAGTCTATTCACGCGGTGCTGAGCTAGGTGATGAATCCGACGGATTTAATCGCGTAAATTCGTTCATCGCTGGAGGGCGTGCTAGAAAACTAGACGCTGATCTGCTGGGTGAGACTATCATCGTAGAACCACAAGCAAAAAACGACACTCTCTTAGTAGTGAAGAGAATCTTAGAATCAAGGAGATCATAATGCCCAATGATTTGGATCTATTAAAAGCAGCGCGACTCATCCTTGAAGGTAAGAAGCCTGAGAAGAAGGATAAGAAAGACGACGATATCGAGATCGACGTTAAGACTAAAGATGGAAAAGTGACTAAACTTCACACTAAGGACGGTGATGGAGATGGTAAAGTCATGGATGGTACAAAAGCCGAGCAGAAAGTTCCGTCGAAGGATAAGAAGAAAGACGATTCAAAGTCAGATGATGGATCTTCTGACGATAAGACTTCTTCGAAGAAATCAGACGATTCAAATGAATCCGGTGATGATTCAAAACCAAAGAAGAAGGGTGATTCTCCAGTAAAAGATGATTCAAACGATGATGGAGCTGAAGAAAAAGAAGTTCCGGACGACTCGAGCGATGACGATTCTAAATCAGACGATGAAGACTCCGATGATTCAGACGATGAGCTTGATAAATCGAAGGATGGTGATGGTTCAGATCAGAAGTCAGACTCAGAGAAAGAAGATGAAGTCGATGGGTCAGAGAAGACTAAGATCAACTTAAAACCTAAGATAAAGGACGAGGAACCGGGTGAGATGCCAGTCTCTGAGAATACGCTATCTTTATACGCCGAACTTCAGCATCTAAGAGATCTAGCTGAAAGATATGAAGGTGTATATGTTGGCATGTGCGCTGATGCTGTGTATCGAGCTCGTGCGAATGCTATCTCTATGCTTGAATCTCAGGTTCATGAGTCGTTTCTTCAAGATATCGTTGTATACCTTGATCAAGGGTTCTCAGTCGTCTCCGAGAAATACGGTGAAGGCGAGTGTATTCCGGGTGAGTTCTTTGTCAATGAAGATCTCAGTGTTGATGCTTCAGTGATGTTCGAGCACGGCGTTGAGGATGTGAAAGTCGACATCACTGAGATCTCGAAAGATTTAGTCAAGAGATACGCTAAGCGCGCAGCTGGTGAGCTCGCTGCACACTCATTCTTTGATGGTGCTTATTCACAAAAAGGAAGTGACGTATCTAAAAATCAAGAAAAGATACATCGTGATACACGAAGGAAATCTTTAAATCGTGAACGCGGTGTGAAAAAAGCCATTGACCGATTATCAGAAGAGGAAGTGAATGAAAAGCACATCGGCTTTAAGAAGTTGGAGAAGAAGCTCTCCCATGAGAAGGGAGTCTATAATCCAGCTGGTCTAGCCGCTGCAATCGGTCGTAAGAAGTACGGCGCTAAGAAATTCAAGCAGATGTCTGAAGAAAACAATGATCCCTTAGCTGAATCTTTTGCTCAAGCTGGAACTAATGCACTTCAGATAGCTAAGCATCATGAAGCTATGCAAGCACACCATGAGGAGATGGCTGCTCATCATGAAAATGATGAAAATTATGGTCTAGCAAAGAATCATGATATGGCTGCTCATCTTCACAGTCAAGCTGCGGATTCTTATCGAGACGCAGCCAGAGCATTCCGCTCAGGAGCCGATGATCGAGGTGATTATCATCTGAATAAAGCAAGCCGACACGCCGACTCGGCTGAGCAGCATGAAGATGAACACAACATTCGTCCGAGTGCCTCATAATCACAGCTAGATAAATAGGAAAAAGGAGAAACTTTCAAATGTCATTATTTGGCTCAATCGATCAGGCAAACAATTCACCGAAGTACGGTGCTCAGAATCTCTCGGTTGGTTCTGGTCCCGCGGCACAGGTAGCTAATACAACGGCTCTTTTTCAGAACACAACATCCGGTGCTTTTATCCCGCACGTTGCTACTGGTGTGTTTGGTGTCTCTAACGTTCACATGGCTAATACGGGTGGAGAAGCTGAGAAGATCAATCACACTGGCTGGAACCTTCGTATAGAAGGAACAGGTGGTGTGGCTAACGTAGTAGTTACGGACGGTGGTCTCGCTTATGATAACACTGATTTAGTTGAAGTCTCTGGTGGAACGGTAAATGCTGCTGGAACGCTCGTCACTAACTCAACTGGCGGTATTACATCAGTCGTGATTACTACACCGGGTGAGGGCTTCATCAACGTTGGGACAGTCGCTGTTACGAATTCATCAGGAGGTGCTTCTACGGGAAACAACTCCGCTGCGTTTACCGTCAGTTTTAGCGGGCGTGCTGGTCGAGTAACATACGAGACATTAGTTGCTGGTGGTATCACAGCTGGTACAAACACCGCGATCTTACCGCTTTAAGGTAATTAAAAGTGGCTGGAGAGGAAAAGACAACTAGGAATCTACCGATCAAGACGTCTGCAAAGGCGTCTGATCGCGTTGTGTTTGTTTCAAACGCCGCTTCCGATACATCTAACACAGCTACAATCGCCATCTCCGATCTATTTTTAAACACTGATAACGTTACTGCTAATTTAGTCGGTCTTCGCGTGATTTCCCCTCTAGGAACACCCGCTAACTCGGCCGCGTTGAACGTTGATTCCGGTGTTATCTGGTCGGATGGAACGTATCTTTACTACACAACTTCAAATAATCACGTAAAGAGGGTGTTGGGAAGCGACTTTTAATAATGAATGAAGTTTTAAATGATGAGAATTTTGTACTCTTTACGTCAAAAAAGTATTTAAACACACAGTGCACTACGGATACGGAGTTCTTTGAAGATCTATCTCGAATTAAGTACATTAAGAAGTTGCTGACTAGGTACGTTGAAACCGGTGAGCTTAAGGAGAGACTGATACTCAATCACTTGATAGTTCTTAATAATGTATTTGGATATGAGTACTTAGCGCGAATTCTCTATCTCAAGATGGAGAATCAATTTAATATGATTAAACCGTTTTTAGTTCTACTGAATATTATGCCGGATGAAATAGAGGACGTAAGAAAAAGAGGTAAGTTGGATCTGACTGGAATTCAGATGGATCCGGTGATCGTTGAAAAACTTCGGGGGATATGATGATCAGTGAGAAGTTCTTTGGTAAGAGAGACGAGTTCAAGGAGATGCACCACACTCTCCTGAAGCACGGCTACACGACCAATGATTATAAGACTTACACACACAGCTCCGGCGTAAAGACTCACCTACGCACTCACTCATTAAGCCGCAGTCCAGAGACTGGGAAAATGGAAGTTTCGTCGACACCAGTCGCTGCTCACCAGTATTCAAAGGAGCGCTTCACGAGCGCTAAAGCTTTAGATAAACACTTGAAACACTATCACAGCATTAAAGAAGATGCGCCGACGAACAGTATGGGATCATCGAGTTCTATCTCTGGTCCCATCAATACGTACGACCCACTCTTGAAAACTAAAAAGAAGAAAATCATCAACGACGTTATTCAAAGGGTGGGGAAAACTAATGGCGGCAGCAAATAGTGAAGTAGCAGTTCAACTAGCCGTTCTTCAACTTAAATACGATCTGCTCGAAGAGAAAGTCGAAGAGTTAGAGAAGAAGAGCGAGAAAGTATCAAAGATGGCTGATAGATGGAAGGGCGGCGGCGCTGCTCTTATCGCTCTTGGATCTCTAGCTGGGTTTGTCTTTACTTACTATGATAAATTCAAAGGGTTCTTTGTAAAGATGGGAGCGTCGTAAATGTTGCATGAAAAGATCATCGGTGTCCTCAGGGACTTGACCATTATCCTCGGCATCTTCTTCATTAGCTTTACGGTAATGTCGACATACGTGAATACGACGAAGCCGTCATCGCTTGCCACGGAAGTCGATTATCCGGCTTGCAGGGGAAACTTTCAGATCAGTCCCATCGTCCCATTAGATAATATAACACTAAGCAAGCGATAAAGGTACCAAATCCTTTACAAAACGGTTCTGGAACGATAGATTCTCGCTGAGTCCACCCGTTCAGTGATAACACCACATAGTTTAATGGTGTGAAATAAGTTTACATCGGTGCATTTGAACAGTATTTTCAAGAACATCAATTCTTGGAGAGAAACGATGTATGAATATCGTGTGATTAAGAACCATGTGACTCGCTTGGAACTGTTAGAAGATCAGATGAATGACCTGATTGAAAAGGGTTATGAGTTTGTCAGCATCGCGTGCAGTCAAGACGCAGCTGTTGTTGTCATGAAGCGGAAGAGGGTAACCCACTGATGTCTAAAGATTACAAGATCATCATGGCTGAGCACGGCATCTCAGGTACCGATGCAGTCAATAAGTTCACGACGAATAATCCCGGCTGGACTCTGTACAACGTTGTACCATCAGATAAGCCGGGAATGGGATTCGCCTTCATCTTCGAGAGACCAAAGAAGGAAGATCCGAAGAACACTCCACCGACTGGTGGTACTGAAGCATCGCTTCTGACTGAGAGCACCAACGTAGTATCGTTCAGGAGAGCGGCGTGAGAATCTTCTACTGGATCATGAGCATCGTCTCGTTTGGGTATCTATGCCCGAAGTGCGGAGGCGAGCGCATCGATTGGAGAGACCATCGCTGGGTGTGTTCCAAGTGTGATTTAGTCTGAGGAGCTTCCGATGATCACTTTCTTTAAGAAGCTCTGGGGTGTAGTCGCTTGGCCAACGATGTTCGTCATCGATTATAAGAACGGCAAGGAGCGCTGGGGCGAGATTAAACAGACTCGCCCAGCTAAGGAGAATCCATTCTCAACGATTTATTTTCTCACAGTATATGATATAATGTGGGATGATGGTGAGTTTGAAGAGGGAGTTCCAACACATCAGTTTCAATGGGATGGGACTATGTACGTAAGGAATGAGCGCGATGTTGGATGAATGCGTGACGTGCTACGAATGCGATGAAGAACGCTGCTATGATGAGATGTGTCTGCGTACGGGATGTAGGCTGCGCAATGAACGCCTCCAGAGAAGCAATCCAGGAGCAAATCCGATGAGTTATCGAGAGTATATGTCAACGCGCGCCACGGCGCCCGAAGGGGAGGAAGTGACGAAAGAAGAACTGCGCCAGTGGATGGATAAACAGTGGTGCAAGCCGACGCCTCTTTGCGATCTGCTCATCTCCACCTTCACCATCACGCGCAAGAGCAAGGAGAGGTCATGATCCCCGGCTGCAAGGTTTTCTTTCAAGGCGCTCTGTTCGGTATCGTGACGTTTCCGATGTTGGCTTTAGTCCTTCGCGGTGAATGGGCCGGCGCGGGTGTTTTGGCGGCAATATGGCTTTCCGCGATGTGGTTCGGCCTCGATAACGCTTTTAGGTTGTTAAAGATGGAGCCCCGGTCATGAGCGATTTGCGAGAGGCGATTGCGCGGGGCGTGCGTGACCAGCTTCTGCAACTCGACCTCGGATGCGGCGAAGATGTCAACATTCACGACGCGATTGCGCATCTTCGGGGCGATGCCGACATGGGTCATGCAGTTGAACTGATCGAGGACGTGTCAGCATGGATAGCCGACGCAATCATCGCCCTCTCAACCCACGCAGGAAGCTGAGGGCGATGGCCGACACGACTAAGCCAGCGAAAATGATACGGAAATCTAATGGCCCATGGCCGGGTCAGGAAGTCGAAATCCCAGCGGGTTTTGTTTGCTGCGAGACATGCGATGGATCAGGTCAAACTTCGTGCATGGGTGGTTTCGGGTACCCGATGACTCGATACTACGATGATTGTTGGCGGTGTGCGAAACGCGGGTATGTAGCCGCGCGTTATCCCGGAATAAGAGGAATTGATAAATGTTGATGAACGTTTTACCTCTAATAATCATTGGATTTGTTATGATCGTACTCGGTGCATTCATTTGTATGGGATGGATCGAATGAGAAAACAAATGACTCCTGAAGAATTCATGAAACGTGAGTTCAAGATGTTGTCGAAGTGTGTTAGAAATCTCTTAATCGACAATAAGAACTTTAAAGGTGATTGGGATCGCAGAGGTTACTATTTCGAACACGAGACGTTTGACTCATACGTTCACGGTCCTCTTAAGGACAGCGCTGAGTTCATCATCGAGAAGATCGATCAGCTCGGTGAAGTCGTTGTAGATTACGTAAAGGACTACGAAGCTGAATTGGATAGATCAAAAATATCTAAATATCCTGACGGGACAGTTTCGTAATTTTCGTCGGATCAATGATAGAACGTTTAACTTTTCCTGTCCCATCTGCGGTGATTCAAAGAAGAACAAAAGAAGAGCGCGCGGATATATAACGGAGAAGAAGGGTTCTTGGATCTATACGTGCCATAACGTGTGTGGGTCAATGCAATTCTCATCGTTCTTTAAGCGGGTTGATCCCGTTCTATACGATGAGTACCAGAAGGAGAGGATCGTTGCTGGTCTCTGGATGAGGGGAAGTCGGAAGCGAGAGTTACCCGATGCTTCATTCAAGACCGGCGGACCGCAGTTCACTGATAAAGGACCGAGCGCATCCGTTGGTATCAGCGGCGACGATCCTCTCCGACTACTTAAGCGCATAGACACACTTCCAGAAACACACTACGCACGTAAGTTCTGTCAGAAGCGATGCTTACCTGATCTGACGCTTCTCTATCACTGTCCGTGTTTCTATACGTGGACCAACACCGTTGTTTCAGGAAAATTTAAAGATGAACTCTGCAACCCAAAGTCTGATCACGCTAGGCTCGTCATTCCATTCTATAGTCAAGGACATAAACTCATTGCTTTCCAAGGAAGAGACTACAGAGAGAAATCTGGAGTTAAATACATTACTATTAAAGTTGAAGAAGATAGCCCAAAGATCTGGGGTGCAGATCGCGTTTCCGAAGGCACCGTCTACGCTTTCGAGGGACCACTCGACGCTATGTTCATCCCTAATAGTATTGCGTTCGCGGGAGGAGACCACACCACCCTTAAAGATTATGATCCTAAAAGAACGGTCGTCGTCTTCGACAATGAACCGAGATCAGCTGACACTAAACGTAAACTACTCAAAGCTGTCGCTTCAGGATATGGAGTAGTCGTCTGGCCAAAGAACATTCAAGAAAAAGATGTAAACAAAATGGTTCAAAACGGCATGAACCCTGATACAATACTAGACATCATCAAAACACATACATATCGCGGCCTCTCAGCTGAGAGTGAACTAATGCATTGGAGCTATGCGTAGATAATTTTTCTATCTATGATACATACTGAATTACAATATCCATAAATAATAGATGAAAGCATTTGGTTTTGTTTATATTTGGTTTGATAGAAAACGAAGAAAGTATTGTGTAGGATCACATCAAGGTGATCCAGATGATGGATATGTAACATCTACTGGTTGGATGATGAGAGCATATCGTAAACGTCCTGAAGATTTTAAGAGACGTATCATTGCATATTGTTTTATCGATGATTTGAAAGAGCTTCGTGCATTAGAGCAGCGATGGCTTCAGATGATTAAGCCATGTGAACTTGGTGAACGATATTACAATTATAAGCGTGTAGCTACAGGTGGTAACCTTTACGAAGGTTTTTCTGAAGCACGTATGAAAGAAGTGAGTAAAAAATTAAGAGACTCACGCACCGGAGAAAAACATCATTCAGCTAGAGCTGTAGTAATTGATGATGTTAGGTATGCTACAAAAGCGGAAGCTCATCGCGCTTTAGGTTTTGATCCTTCACGAAGACTGCACAGTAAATCAGAAAAATATAGAGAGTATTACTTTGAAGATGAAGGAAAACTACCTTTAGAAGATTGTAGAAAATATGATGAAGAACGCAAAGAAGTGCGAAAGAAACATATTGAGAAACTAGGAAAATTGAATTCTGAGCGGCCAAAAGAATGGCAAAAAGAGAAAGCACATAAAGCATGGAAAACGAGACGTGAACGAAAACTTCAAAAATTTTAAAGTTGAGATAATCGCTGATTCCATTTCTTCAATAGAACCATATAAGAGATTAACAACATTTAGACTTAGATATTGGCGCGGAATCCATAGCGAACTGCTCACGCATAGAGCGTTTTCCAGGAACGCATCTTCTTCTCGCGCTATCCCAGTGAATAAGCTGTCTGTTTGGTCTTCAGACGATATGTATATCCCGAAGTTTCGTCAGAACAAACCCGGTATGCAGCCCGGTGATTGGCTCTCTCCTGAAGACCAGATTGAAGCTGAAGAAGTATGGAAGTTTGCTGCAGAAACGTGCACTGAAGCAGCTCTTCAGTTAGCTAAGCTCAATGTTCATAAGCAGTGGGCTAACCGAATGCTTGAGTGGTTTGGATACATCAACGTTCAAGTAACGTCGACTGAGTGGAACAACTTCTTTGCACTCAGGACCGAGCTCAATGAAGACGGATTTCCAGTTCCTCAAGACGAGATCTATCACCTTGCTGTAGAGATGAAGCGTCTTCGCGATGCGTCTGTTCCTAAAATACTGAAGCCCGGTGAATGGCATTTACCTTGGGTGACTGATGAAGAGAAAGATCAATATGATCATCAACAGCAGATTGCACTCTCGGTAGCTCGATCAGCTTCCATCTCTTTTGAAACAGTTGATGGAAAAATTATGACGCCGGAGCGTGCGCTTGAGCTAAATAAGAAGCTACTATCCAAACATCCAATTCATGCGTCGCCGTGCGAACATCAAGCAACACCGGATGAACGCATCTGGGTTTCTCTGAACGGTCAATACGAAGGATGGATGAATTCTCACCTTCATGGGAATTTTGATGGGTGGATTCAATATAGAAAAACGCTAAGCGGAGAAAATCTTGAACATCGATAGACTTATCAATGAGATCACATGGATTCCACATCTTGATCTCGGTCTTCGATATGATGTATTCAAGATGATAGATGAATACGGTCAGATCGTCTCCGATCCTCTAGCTATTCAACCCTATAGGACTACAACACCCAGGATCGTTACGAAGATAGCGAATGCTTGGCAGGGTGTATCACTCTTCTCTCCAGATGGATCACTCCACTCAGACTTAACTGAGAATCCATCAGACCACGCACTGACGTGCATCCCGACACAGATCGTTGATAAAGCACCGTACTTGACGTCGATCGTCGAGGATCTGGGTGGCTACGATCGTAAGAAGAACATTGGGACGCGTGCTCGGATCATGATCGTTCAGCCTAAGTCGAGTCTGACTTGGCACTCACATCAGTTTGATGTAGCGGGTGTTGAGAAGTTCCGTCCTTGGATGGTCGTAGTTCATGTTCCTATCGTTTCACCGATCGATTTTCGATACTCAGTGATTCCAATTCAGGACTTTCGCCTGAAGGATCATCAGAACGATGAGATGAAGATCTACACTCAGAATTATCACAGTGGAACGGTGAACCTCTTTAACTCAATCCACTATCATAACGTCTTCAACGACTCAAAAGACACACCGCGCATCTCCCTGATGATTTATCTTGATCTGAGAAATCCGGTCACCTTTAACATCGTTGATCAAGCTGTTGCACACTATGAAGGAGAATACATTGAAT